CAAATTCTAATTCATGCTTCTCCCTGGCTGTTTTGATCATCATTTCTTCTCCTGCAACAACTCCCTCATTGTATCCTTTTTGCTTAACTTTCTTTTTGAGTGCGATCAATGCTTCATCATCCAATATATTTCCTGGATTAAATTCAATCGTTACCTCATCATCCGAGGTTAGACCTTTTTTCAGATCCTCAATTTTCACTCCTAAAGTATCTTTTAGGAAATCATTAAATTTCTTGTCTATTGACATAATATTTTTTATTTTTTATTTTTCAATTTCTTCAATTTCCTTTATGATATTGGCATTTGTCATTGTAACATCAACATCATACTCATTTTTTTCAACATACTCCTTTAGTTTAGCTTTTGTCATTCCTGCAAATTTACTCTCAGGAGCTTTCTTTTCCAGTTCATACCTTAATCCGGTTTTATGACATTCTGCATTGTTCATGTCTGCCTGATCCTGGGTAATTGTTACAACTCCCCTGTCAGATTTTCTCTCATTTTTTATAACTGGCTTTCCATTTTTAAACAGGATTTTACCTTTTTGGTTGTATTCCCATTCTAAAACTTTGTATTCATTAAATCTTAAATCATTCATTTTCTTTAGTATTAGTTAATATAAAATCATCGAATTGTTTTTTTAATTTTTCTCTATCGAAAGTTAGTTTATCATTTATACTTACATTTTTATACCATTCATTAAAATAATATTTACTCATTTTATCCTCCGCTCTGATTGGTAATTTTTCAACCTCCTCGTCAGTTTTATGAACAAATGGTTCTAATTGCATCCCTTTTATGGCAATTGTCAGGCTTTCAATATCATTTGCAAATTCTGATTGATAATATTGAGTTAACTTATAATCCAATGCAACTTTTGAGGCTCCTGAGGTTCTGGAGTCATTGTATTCTTTCCAGAGTGCTCCTGGAGGTTGAATCAGGAACATTTTACCATAATTGATTAAGGCTGGTTTATATGATCCTTTGAGGTAAAAAATTCCAATTAAATCAGTCATTTTCCTCTCCAAATCTTCATAAGCATTTGAAAATTTGGTTAATCTGTCATTTACTGGTTGTGTGTTTATCCAAGCCTCCGTTGCTGTTTTTTCAACCAAATCCATTTTTCGGATCGTTCCCCAGGTAGTAAATTCCATTAATACCCACAACCAATCCAATTCAGTCCTCATTTCTTTCCAGGAGTTCAAATCAGGTTGAACATATCCGGCAATATCAGGAGCCAACTTAGGCTCTCCCTCCTTTGGAGGTCTTAATCTGATTACATCTGAAACATCTTTTCTTANAGTTCTGCCAGATCCTTGACAAATCGTACAGGCTTTTTGTTTATATACTCCGGTTCCATCACACTGTTTACAGGGTTTTGTATATTCCCAATATTTTGGATATCCATGTAAAAATTCATATATATTTTTTACTGATCCGGTTCTGAGGTAATGATCAGCCAACTCAATAGATCCCTGTACTGGAGATTCATTATACAATAATGAGGGTGCGATAATATCAGAGTTAATTATTGCCGGAATCCTCCCAAAAGGATTTTTGAATACATTATCTTTTCCTTTCTCATCTTTACTTAGAACAATATCTTTGAGGTCTATTTTTTGAGGTTTAACTTTTTTATTATCTGTTCCGGCTGGAACCAATGATTTTACTGCCTTATTTCCCGGATTTATTTTTACAATAAATAGATAATCCTTTTCATCATCAACAACTCTGATAGTATGGATTTTTTTACCCTTCTGCTCAACTGTATTCTCAAACATAATCCATTCAAGAGTTCTCCCACTTGATTGGTAATTGAAAATCTTGAATATTGTTTTGATTGTTGGATATGTATCTTTTTTATCCCATTCAAAAAATACAACTCCTGAGGGATCTGAATAATATTTATTAGCCTGGATATTTTCAATCCATCTTGTAACTGACATACCATGTCTAATGTTGCCAGTTTTTGTTATCATTAAATTCTTTTGTTTATCGCTCCCATTGAATATTTTATTACCTCCATTTGCTGAAAATACTTTGTCAATAGGTCTTAACAGGTTTTCATATACAAATCTGTTTGAGGTTGCATATTTTTTTCTCAGTGCAAATTGAGTTTCATTCTCAAAATTAGTAATTGAGTTCAAATAATCTGCGGATTCGATTCCATTGATATGAATTTGGAGTTTTTTGGTTTCTTCTCTGGCTGCCTGGATCCATGCAGGAGATCCCTGAGAGATAATCTGTTTTATCTGTTCAATCGTTAAAACTGCCATATTTGTAACATTTTATTACAAGTTTGTGTAACGTTTCGTTACAATATGACAATAATACAACTTTTTAATAAGGAATCAAATAAATGTTATAAACAAAGGGAGGTTAACCCTGGCGAGTTCCTCCCTTTGAAACCATTAATAAAACAATAAAGAAAACCTATTGTAAATATACAAAACTTATTTATAATAGTGCCTCAAATTCAGTATCCAGATCAAAAAACATTCTCATAATCATGTTATCCATCCAATCAGGAGATCTTCCCAGGTTCTTTTTCATGTCATCTTTTTTAATTAATCCCTGTTTTTTGTCAGAGTCTTTCCGTTTTAATTGTTCTAACTCCTCTTTTATTGATTCAATCTCAATCTCCTCCAGGTCTGCTCTGTTTATTATTTTGCCCTCATTAACAAGATCCGCTAACTTAAAACCGCATTGAGATTTTATATTATCAAACTCCTCCTTTTGACCGTCAACCCTGATTGGTTTTCCATTATTAACAAATCCCTTGCATCCAACCTCATCAACAACCCCTCCTCCAACTCCATCAGCATCAACCACCGTATTAGAATTTGAAATACTATATTTGACTTGAAATGCTTTAATTTTATCTGAAATCTGAGTTGTTTTGGAGATTGCCATTGAATGAGAGTCAATGATTGTATAACCATCCCAAACAATTGTTATTGCTTTATCTGATCCAAATCTGGCAGCATCACAAGTAATATATTTTTTCCCGGTTTTAGTGTCATAATTAGAATTGAATATATCCAGGATTTTATCATAACTCTCAATTAAGCTCATTGGATCATCATCATACTCCCAATTCCCTAATAATAGCCTTTGTCTTTTGGATTTGTTTTTAAGGTTTTCCAGTTTCTCAATATAGCCTTTATCCAGATATGGATTATTAATTGCTAATGACTGAATAAAATCTTTGTCTTTATCCAGGTTCTCGCTCTTAAATGGTTTATAAAAATATGTATATTCCCAATTTTTTTTGGGATTTGTAGTTATTAGTATGGAGCCTGGGATTTTATATTCATCATTCAAGTGCCTGTTTACCCTTGATTTCAATGTATCATATGCATCAAACATAACCTCTCCTCCCTCCTCAATCCATCCGGCAGTATATTCAATAGATCCCAATCTCTCAAATTCATCATCCCTGGGTTGCAAAACAAGATCTAATAAATCTATTTGGCTGCCATTTTTTAATATAATACAACTATCTTGATTATTGTATCTCCATTTTTTGAATCCATGCGACTTACAAACCTTTTTCCAGGTCACAAATGTTGATTGTTTTAAGCGTTTGAGTTCTTTTCTTCCAATAAAATACCTGGTTCCTGGAAATGTATTAGCCATTAAAAATAACCATTCACAACCCATCCATGATTTTCCTCCTCCGGCTCCTCCTCCAAACATAGTTGTAATTTTATCATGATTCATCAATGATTTGAAAGCAAGTTTTTGCTTTTTGGATAGTTCAACTTGTGAAATATCGCCTCTTTTGAAAAGCTCAATTAATATTTCACTATGATGTTTCAAGGGTTTTGGCTGCCTGAGCTCTTTTTATTAGTTCATCGGTTGCAAGTTCTTTTAAATTGTCCTCATCATCTGGAGGAGGTTCCTGCTTATCGGTGTACCCATGATGATTTTTCAGAACAAATATTGTGATTGCTGAATTTAATTTGTTTGCAGTTCCGTATTTGATGAGTTTTAGCTCCTGAATTTGCTGAGCCTGTTTTAATAAATATAAAAACGAGTCGAATTTTCTTGTAAGATATGTAACTGTATCCTTATGTAGTCCTAACTCAATTAATATCTCCAGAACAAAAATATTTTGAGGCTTATCAGGATCTTTCATCCAATCAATAATCCTATTGCCTAACTCCAGAG